GGCTCTTGTTTGAATGGCTAGAAGCTCAAGCGGAAGGAGCAAAAACATGAAAGAAAAAACATATTTTGAAATTTTGGAAGAAATGGAACAAGATAAACTAAAAAAGTTTGATCCACAAAAAGCGCTTGGTGCTTTATGTGCGAAACTTGTCGAACGGTTACAAGATGACAAACAATTAACTGAGGATAATTTCATAATCCCGATTAAAAAGCAATTGTACGAAATATCAGTCAAGAAGAAAGAGGTAGAGAATGGGACTGGTGAAATATGACATCGAGCAAAAAAAACACTTTCGGGAAAATCTGAAAAAATTCACAGAAGAACAAGGACTTGCAAAAACAGACTTAGAAGATAAGCTCGGGTGGTCTTATAATACAGTTATTTCATGGTTCAGAGGTTCGCGTTTACCGAGCCAATTCGGGATTGAAACTCTTTGTGATTTTTTTAAGGTGACAGACGTCGAATTGCTGGGCTCACCGATGAAGGTCCGTACTTTTGCGTATTATCGAAAAGACGAGCTAACAGCAGTCGGGAGTTTACAAGAAATTGCAGATGAAACGGGAGCGAATATTCGGACGTTAAGGAGCTTGATCGCTACAACGAAAAACGAAAAGAAGACATGGGGGACGTATATCATAGAGATTGAAGATGAAACGCGTTACACAGTTGAGTTTAAACAAACTTTTACGATTGATGAAATTAAGGCGAAAAATCTCGATTGGTTATTGGATAACCCGATGGTTGAATTAAAGGAAGTGACGGAATGAAGTATAAAGTAACAGAATACAACTTAGATTTTCAAGAAGAACAAACGGGTACTTGTGATTTATGTTTTGGAACTGCTTGGGTTGAAAATGGTTCAATCACGGTTGAAGACGAAAACGGAACTGAAACAGAGATTATCCTGACTGTTTGGGATTGGGGCGATTATGACACAATCTATATTGATAACGTGGTGAATTTCTCCGCTTGGTTGCAAGAAAGGGATGTTGAACCAATCACTGAAGAAACTAATGTTTGTTCGTGGTTAGATAAATTGGTAGAAAGATATAGTGAGGAACAAGAAGATGAATATTAAAGAATTGATTGAGAAATACGAGTATTTGAATCATAGCTATTTCAGAAGGGTTGATACGTCTGAAGTTTTGAGAGATTTAAGACAACTAGACAAACCGCAGAAAGTCGTAGTACCGCAGTTTGTGGCAGATTGGATTGAGACAGCTAAAAAAGCAGCTTACAATATCAGAGGTGCAATTGATTTGGCTCCGAAGGGGAAAGTGAAAGATTGGTTGGAATTGAAAAATGTAAACACTTTCGCAAAAGCTTGGGTGAATGGCTACGAGGTCGAGAAAGAAAAGCGGTATTGGGTGAAACTAAAAGCAGTGGATCAGTATCTTGTAAGTGCTAAAGATGAAAAATTCTTGGGATTTTTACAAAGCAAATCAAGAAGCAAATTCACCCGAAAAGAATTAGAAGATTTAGGCTTCGGCTGGGTGTTTGATTGTGAAGGGATTGAGATTGAGGAGGTGGAAGAATGACGAAGTTCATTCAACTTGTTCCTTTTAAACATGGAGAGGTAAAGGAACTTATAACGGTTAATGTGAGTTGTATCAAAGCTATTTTGAAAGATTTCGCTGGTTCTAGCAAAGTATTCGTTAGCGAAGAAATGAAAGAATGTTTTAAAGAATGTCTAACTGCTAATAAGTTCATGTATGTGATTCAACCAACATACGAAGAACTTTCAGCCATTTTAATTCAAAGAGAGGAAAAATAATGAAACCAGAAAAAATCGACAACGTAAACAAACCTAATCACTATCAAGGTTCAAAAGGCCTTGAAAGTATTGAAGTGATTGACAACTTTATTGGCAATCTGAAAGGTAAGGGGGCGTGGTGCTGGGGGAATGCCATCAAGTATCTACTACGCTTCCAAAAGAAAAACGGTATTGAAGATTTAAAAAAAGCAAGAAAGAATCTTGATTGGTTGATTGAAGAATTGGAGAATACAGATTGAAACGCTTTTTAATTGGATATTGCCTATTATCTACTTGCCTATTATTCATGCAGCGGTCAATTAAAGTCACGCAAGTACAGCCCTTGCTTGTTTATCATGCAGATAATCAAGGATCAGAAAAAAAAGGAATTGTAAGCGACAAGAAAAAAATAGGCAGCTTATATACGGTAACAATAAATGATAATGTTTTTGTGATAAATGAACAGAAATATCAAAAAATTAAAATCGGGGACGAGGTGAAATTTTGAAAGTTTGGATTGTGAGAAAATATTTGAAGACTACAAGGATGGAATATAATCGATCATCACCGTTTGAAGAAGTCGAATTTCAAACAAAAGAAGAAGCGATTGTGTATAGAGAATCACAAAAGAAAGGTGTCTTCGATATCTATCAAAAAGAAGTTTAAAAAGCTATCAGGCTAGAAAGGTGGGAAGTTTGAGAATTGAAACACGATACGGATATTTAATAGACGCGCTTAGACGCTATCCATTCGATAAGGAAATAAAAGAACGTATCGAAGAAATTACTTTCCCGTATCAAAATTTTGACGAAAACTGGTATATCAAAAGTAAGACCGCAAAGAATACTCCCGAAGCCTTAAAAAATGTCATTATGAAAGAAAATGATCCGGAATTGATTCGACTTTATACGCTAGCACAAGCGATTGAAGAATACAAGACGGAATGCGGGGCTACAAATTGGGAAGCAATCAAGGCTCTTTATGTATCACGAACAAAAAACGTTGAAGGAGTAGCGCTCGAGCTCTTTATGTCAAAAAATTCGGTCTATCGTCATATTATCAAGCCCTTCTTTGAAGGACTAGAAAAGAAATATACAAGTGTTTTTTTAAAAAGTCGCTAAAAGTTGGGAAAAATGCACGGAAAAAGGTGATAAAATTTTATTATCAGGAGAAAAACGAAAAAAGAACTTTTTGAAGCGTATCAATGCGCTTCTTCCGCGGACGTAAGGTAACATGGATTCCCTTTAGATTTAATCGTTTTTTGCCAAACAGAAAAGTAGTTGCATATCTTCCTTTGATTTAATTTTATTTTTTTAATTTTATTTTTTCAGGCGGTTCGATTCCGCCCGTCCGCATAGACAAGGTTTTTCATGAGTTTTCCTTGTCAACCTTTCCATTCTACTCGACAGCCCTTTTCGGGCTGTTTTTTATTACTGATAAAAATATACTAGTAAAGGAGGGAGGCGATGGCCGGGATTGATAACTTAATACCAAACGAGCAACGAACGCCCGAAGAACGCCGACGAAATGCCCGAAAAGCCGGTATCGCCTCCGGGAAAGCTCGAAGGGAAAAAGCAGACCTAAAAAAGAAAGTAAACGAGATATTGGCGATGGACGTCTTCAGTCCGCAACTCAAAGAAACGCTCGAAGAAAAGGGCTTGAGCGCGACGAACCAGACGGCAATCGTGACGGTTCTTTTGCAAAAAGCCTTAAAGGGTGATATGCGAGCGATTGAGCTATTGGCGAAGATGAACGGCAACGAGGGCACGAAAGACAGCCTTGATAAGAAAGAGCAAAAAGAACGCGTCAAGGCAATGCAGCTTGAAAACAAGAAACGCGAGCAGCAACTTGAAGGCGGGATTGCTTCTGAGGATATCATGGCTGATTACTTCGATAAGCTGGAAGGAGTGATTCAAAATGACGCTTGACCGGCTTTATACGGACAAACAAATTAAAATCTTGAGGCGTTCCCTTGCCCGTGATTGGTACATGATGATAAACCACGGGGCGGTTCGTGCTGGAAAGACTAAACTAGACAATGATCTTTTTTTAATGGAATTGAAACGCGTAAAAAAGAACGCTGCAAAAGTAGGAGTTCAAACTCCGATGTACATTCTGGCGGCTGTTTCGTCTGGGACGTTACAAACGAATATCTTACGCGAGATCACAGACGCTTACGGGCACGAATTCAAGTTTGACCGGTACGGAAATTTTACGCTTTTCGGGGTTTATGTAGTGACGACGTTCACGGGCTCGATAGCGGGGTTGAAAGCTATTCGTGGTATGACAGCCTTCGGAGCGTATGTAAACGAGGCGACGTTGGCGAATAAGGAAGTATTCGACGAAATTTTAAAACGTTGCTCGGGTTACGGTGCGCGTGTTATATGCGATACCAACACGGACCATCCAAAACATTGGTTTAAAGTTGATTATATCGACAAGGCGGACGGTGAAAAGATCATCGCTAATCATTTTTCAATTTTTGATAATACATTCTTGAATAAAAGATACGTCGATAACTTAATCGCAACGACACCTTCCGGTATGTTTACCGAACGCGGTATATATGGCCGCTGGGTGATTGGTGAAGGTGCGGTATATCGTGACTTCAAAGAAGATATGTATATAAACGAATTGCCCGAGCGTTTCGCGAAGATTTACGCGGGGGTTGACTGGGGATATGAGCACTGGGGCTCTATCGTGGTCGTAGGGCAAACTGAGGCCGGCGATGTGTACATACTTGAGGAACACGCTCACCAGTACAAAGAAATTGACTTCTGGGTAGATCTTGCAAAAGATATAAAAGCGCGTTACGGCGATATCTTTTTCTGGGCTGATAGTGCGCGCCCCGAGCACGTTGGACGATTTAACCGCGAACGGCTCAAGTGCTTTAATGCCTATAAGTCGAGATTATCTGGGATTGAAGAAGTGGCTAAGCTCATGAAGGGTGGTCGCTTTTTTGTTGTTTCAAACAAGGTACGCAAGTTCAAAGATGAAATATATCAGTACGTTTGGAACGAGCGAACGGGCGAACCAGTCAAAGAGCATGACGACGTTCTGGACGCGGTAAGGTACGCGATCTATTCACAGCACGTTTACGATACCAGCAGCACAGTAAAAGAACGTATGGCAAGCGCGCAATATTATTTCTAAAAGGAGGATGAAAGAAATTGAAATTCTTAAAAGGACGACGTTTTGACGATAGCGCCAACCGTCAATTCATGATGACAATTGAAGATTTTGAAACAATCGAATTTGAAAGTCAGAAATGGATTGAACGGCTGAAAAATTTCGTCAGAACTCACCGAGCGGAACAACTGGACCGCTTGAAAGAACTGAAACGATATTATCTAGCTGATAATAATATCAAATATCGCGAAGAAAAAAGCGATAAATACAGCGCAGATAATCGAATCGCGAGTGATTGGGCGAAATATATTACTGTTTTTGAACAAGGGTATATGCTGGGGAATCCGGTCGAATACAAGAACGAAAACGCAGAAATTCAAGCCTTAATCGATAATTTTAGCAAACAAAACAACGAGCAAGAGCATAACGTGGCTATTAAAACAGACTTAGCTATTTATGGCCGAGCTTATGAATTGCTAAATACGTTTCAGGATGTGGACGGTAGCGTTTGGGTGAAACTCTATCGAATGAACCCGGAACAGACTTTTGTCATTTATGATGATAGTTACGAACAGCGTTCTTTAATGGCAATCAACTATTACTCTATCAGTTACGGCAACGGACACAAACGCGATTTTGTGAAAGTATATACCGACAATGCCATATACGAGTATGTGGACGATAATCAGGAAGCGGACACGCTTCGACTGAAAGAAACAAGCGAGCACTTCTTTAATGGCGTACCGGTAAACGAGTTTAGCAATAACACAGACCGAACCGGAGCGTTTGAAGCCGTGTTAGATTCTATCGACGCTTACGACTTATCACAATCGGAATTGGCAAACTTCCAGCAAGATAGTAACGAGGCTTTACTGGTTATCTCGGGCAATCCGTTTACCGGGGTTGACGACAAGGACTTTTTAGAAGACGGTCGAATCAATCCGAACGGTCGCTTGGCTGTTTCGCAGTCATTCAAGAAAGCGAAAATCTTAGTTCTTGACGATAACCCTATTCCGGGAGGTTCTTCGCCATCCGCTCATTACTTGGTTAAAACGTACGATACAGCCGGAGCGGAAGCCTATAAAGAACGCTTAGTGAATGATATCTTACGCTTTACGTTCACTCCGGACACAACCGATAACAACTTTGGAGGGGTTCAATCGGGCGAAGCGATGAAATATAAGATGATGGCAGCGGACAATTACCGAGGCAAACAAGAGCTTTTGTTTGAAAAGGGGCTCATGCGTCGCTTACGTTTAGCGGTCAATATCTGGAAAATCAAGGGGAATGATTCTGGAAATTATAACCTTATCAATCAGACCGATATCGTATTCACTCCGAACCTTCCGCAAAATAATAATGAAATGGTGGCAATCGTTAAGAATCTTTACGGCGTTGTAAGTGAACAAACTATTGTCGAAATTCTTGAGCGCGTGACTGGAGTTAATGCTGAAACGGAATTGAAACGACTGAAGGAAGACACGGAAAAGGCGCTTGAAATGTTACCACGAATCACAAAAGAAAACGAGGTAGCGGATGAACAAACTGAAGAATCTAGCAAGCCATGATGAATACTGGACGGGACGCGCTCGAGAAATATTCGAGTACGTTGACCGAAAAGATATTGATTTTTTCGCTGAGTTAGAAAAAACTTATCGGGCGCAGTCAGTGAAGCTACAAAGAGCGATTTTTGACTTTTATACAAAATACGCTGAAAATCACGAAATGACCTATCAAGACGCTATGAAGCGCTTGAGGGGTGAAGATTTAAGCGATTATGTGGAAAACGCTCGGAAGTATCGCGAGCAAGCTGAAAAAGATCCGGAATTATTAAAACGTTTAAACGAACAATATTCAGCAGCTCGAGCAATTAGGATTGAAGCCTTACACGCTGAAGCAGTCTATCGCGCTGGCGTGCTTGCTGGGGCGCTTCATAAGAGTTTTGAAAAGTATCTATACGACGTTGCGGAATATGCTTATAAAAAGGCTCACGGTGGCCGTACGGGTGCGGTAAATCGTCCGGCGTTTGAAGAAGTTATCAAGACACCATTCAACGGCCGGAACTATTCCGAGCAACTTTGGGGGAATACTGACACTCTAGCAGATAACTTGAAGAAGGTTTTCCGTCAAGGTTTTATTCGTGGGGATAGTCCACACGAAATGGCTCGAGAAATCCGAAAAGAATTCAACGTGGCACGCTCGAGGGCTGAAACACTTGTCAGAACGGACGCGACAGCAATCATAAACCGAGCAACCATTAAACGATATAAACGCGAAGGTTTGAAATACTATCGGATTTTGGTCGTGCTAGACGATCGAACAACTCAAATTTGCCGGCGATTCGCACAAGAGGACAAATTATATAAACTCGAGGACGCACAAGTCGGGGTTAATATGCCTCCGTTTCATTATAATTGTCGGTCAACAATTATTCCAGATGAAGGCGAATTGAACGGGGCAGAAGTGGAAGAAATGCTTGAAGACGTTAGCGATAAAACAGAAGGGCTTTTTAGAAATAAAGATTCGAATAAGCGACGTCCGATAAATATAGCAAGACAAAATCGTTTGACTAGAGATTTTAGACAAAACGGAGGTGTAATTTTCCAAAGTCTAGTGGGTGACCAATATCTGAAGAAAATTGGCGCGGCTGCTTTAAATTACAACGAGAAAACTATTATATTGCCTACCAAACCGACAATTTCAGAAGTGTTGGAAGAATTATACCATGCGGAACAATATAGAAACGGGAAAATCGATCCAAACGATTATGTTAGTAAAATAAAAGCTGAAATAGACGCGCAAAACTATTTACTTTCGGTAGAAAAGAGGTATAATATACCTAGAAACGAAAGCGAACAAACAAAGAAAAATCTGAAGTATTGGAAGGAGGAATTGAAAAAATATGAAGATTAAACATATTTTACAATTACCATTCGGGACGTCTGTTAATTTAGATAAAAATATCCCCGAATCCGGAGTGGTAGGCAAGTCTTTGACCGTTGATTTTGAAAATTACTACAAAGTCTTAGGAACTCCAACAAATATTTTTTCAGAAGTCTTAATTTCAAAAGCGGAAACGTTGAGGGAAGGTCAAAAAGTTTACTTTATATAAAATAAGCACTTAGATAATAATCTAGGCGCTTATTTTATGCTCAAAATAAGAAAGGGGAACAATGATTAATATTTGGGATATTGTTTTCTTTACCGCTGGGTTAATCTGTTTTTTTATTTTGGTATTAGTGGGTTGGGCCATTATTGCCGGATTGATTGACGGAATTAAAAAAGCATACAAAGAACGTACAAATAGATAAGGAGGTGATCCGTATCTTGACAAGCGGGAATAGACCGCTTTTTTTGTTGTCCAGACTATGCGGAAGACTTTAAAAGCTGCATTGTTTCGCCGCCGGGCGTAAAACGAGAATATCGAGTGATGGCGTAACCATCGGAGGAAATAAATGTCAGAAAATACACAAGCAACCGTTGAAACTGAAGCTATTGAGCAAGACGTCACTCAAGAAGAACAAGTTGAAACTAAGCAAGAGAAAACGGAACGTACCTTTACACGGGCAGAAATTGGCAAAATGCTAGCGGCTGAACGTGCTAAGTGGGAAGACGAACAAGCGGAAATTATCGAACAAGCGAAAAGCGAAGGCGAACGCTTGGCAAAAATGACAAAAGATGAACGCGCAAAAGAAGAAGAAGCGCGACGAATTCAAGCAATCGAAGAACGTGAGCGTGTACTTGCTGAAAAAGAAATGCGAGTAGCAACTCAAACGCTTTTGAGCGAAGAAGGATTGCCGGGTGAATTCTTGGACTTTGTTATTTCTGAAACGGCGGAAGTTACCAAAGAGAAAATCGGGTTATTGCGCTCGGTATTTGATAAAGCGGTAGAAAGTCGCGTCGATGAACGCTTGGCGCAGAAAGCACCACGAAAAGGGACTGGTCCGGTATCGCTGACAAAAACAGAAATCATGGCGATTGAGAACGACGAAGAACGTCAACGCGCAATCGCTGAAAACATTCAATTATTTAGAAAGGGCTAAAATATGGCTGAAGCAAAACTAACAAC